GGTTAATCCCCGTCCTGCTCCCAGTCTTCCCCTTCTGTTTCGGCACCGATAGCGCCGTATCCGATCAGGTCAATCCAGTTGTCGGCTTTCTTGCCTGATGCAATGCGAGAGATCTTGAGAAGGCACATCATGGCGGCTGCATCCTTGGTCTCCAGTTCAATGCCAAGGTATGCCGCCCACAGATTTGCAATCCTCTCCATCGATGCAACGGCATCTCCGTATTGATTTGCGCGCTCTCCGTTGATAAGAAGCTTCGCGATTTCTAGTGCGTCATTTCTTTCCATTGGTCATCCCTGAATAATCTTCATCCACTTGCGAACTTCATCTTCCTTAAACCCCACACGATTGCCGTTGCGCACTGGTCGTGGGAAGTGCATCGCCTCATCATCTATCCACCGATACAGGGTGGCTCGTGAAACCTCTAATATCTTTGCCGTGTCTTCAATAGACAACAGGTTTGCAAGCTTTAACAAAGCTTCGTTCTTATTCATCATCTGCTCCCTTCAGGGTGATGAGGCCGGCCTCACGCCGCCGCTTCTGTGACTGTATTAAAGCCCACAGGATGTGCTCGTGTTTTAAGCCGGCCTCTTCCCAGAGGCCACGGTTATCAAGGATCTGATGGCAACTTGCACAAGCATCTATGCCGAACAGATCATCTGGCTTCTGACCTATCCCCGCCAGATTGAAGAGTCTAAGGTGACAGAAGACCACAGTTTCTGTCGTGTTGTCGCAGACAAACGGCAGATTGAGGGTGCAGGTTGCGTCCTTGGCCGCATTCCTGATGGGCTTCGACACCGAAGGTTTGCTTCCCTTCTGGAATATCGGGCGATTAGTCAGATTGCTCATCCGTGAATCCTCTCGGTTCTTGCATTCGCGTTTTCAGTTCTCCATGAGTCGAACATCATCTGCTCATACTTAAGGCGCATCCTTGCCCTACGGGCCTTGGCTTCTGCATCAAGCATCTTATCGCGGAACTCTTTCCACTCTGGAGATAGACGGGCCAAGCGATCCCTTTCGGCAATCGAAGACCCGTCCTGTGCTGACATGATTTCTGCGAACACATCGTTCTTAGTTTCGCGTAGGATGTCTGCTGCCTCTTGTAAATCGAGCCACTCAGCCGCCCTGATGCGCCACTTTTCAACGAGTTCGTTCATGCATCACCTCAAAATGGAATGGAATCATCCATGTCATTGTGCTGAGGCTCTGGTGCTTGGAAGTTCTGAGAGGACATCTGGCCACCCTTCTCCCACGGCTTCTTGGCGCTCAGACTGATGAACTTGTTTCCCTTCTGAGAAACTTTTGTCCACCCTGAGACATCCAGTTTCGGATGCTGAACACCACGGTTCAACTGATCCACGATTGATTGTGCTGCGTCACCATCAAGTTCAACAAAGCCAGTCAGGTCGGGGTGCCGATCCGAAGTTTTCTTGTTGTTCTTGAACAGTGCTCCACCGGGGCCATCATACGCCATCTGCTACTCCTTCTTTCTGCAGTGCTTCTTTACGGTTCTTGAATGCTGTCATCACCTCTGCGTGAGAGGGCTTATCCAGTTCTTCAAGAGTTTTTAGAGTGCCTTCGTTCTTCTTGTAGAAGTTCACAAGCTCCTCTGTGGTTTCGGCTCTGGGAATAAACTCCATGAAGGTAGCTTTGATCATCCCAGAACCTTGGCCTGCGCTCTGCTTTCTTGCAGGTTTTGCGGCAGGCTGTGCGGGCTCTTCGTCTTGTGGAAGATCTTCGCCCGCATAGATGTAATGTCCCAGACCATGATAGCTAATCGCCTTAGCTAAGCAGCGCTGAAGCGCTGTGTTGACCTGAAATGAATCAGGGTTCTGAACCGCCTTGTTACTGTAATTTATAACAGGCATTACTTCGGTATGTGTCTGATCCCCGACAGTCACGCTGACGGCAACGTATGTGTATCCGTTCTCATCACGAAAGAATGGCAAGCCACTTTCTGAGATGTGCTTTTGAAACTGTGCTGTCGGATAGTGGTTCTTTAGAACCCCCCATGCCCACGCCCAAGAGAGATAGGTCAATCCATTCTTCTTTTCGGTGTGGTCGTTCACGTTAATGGCAGACAAAGTCTCCCACACTGATTTAGCCATAGCTTTATCCTTCTGCTTTCCACTGCTCACAGAATGCTGCGACACCGCAGTAATCCCCTGAGCACCTAACGTATTCACCCTTGCGATGTTCAATGCGCAAACTGTCATCACCATCGATGTATTGCAGGGCTTCCTCTTCGGAATCACAAAGCTTTGTCGCGCGCTTTGCCTTCCCCTTCATGACCGCCCACTTCTCACCGCGAAGCCACCGGTCTTCATCTGAACAGCGTGGTAAGTTGCCGTTCAGATCATACTCAAGATCGGCAATCTGATGCAGGGCAACCCGCTCAAGCATATAGCGATCCGCGTATCCTTCCGTCCACAGTGGTAGGTCGATCATTACCACTGGTGCCTGTGGGTAATCCTTCTCCATCTGCGCCTTGCGCCGATTCCAGTCCCGCACGATAGCGCAAATCTGGACAGACTCAACAGGCATCTTCTTCACCTTGCGAACAAGGTTCGCATAGCAGTTCTGCTGCTGCACCCACTCCTCTTTGCCCATCATCACAGAGTATGCGCCAGTCACCTTGTAGTCGGTGATGTGAATCGCTCCGTCCACAATCTTCTGATGGTCGATGGCACCCGATACTGTCCACCCACCGAACTCATGGAAGAGCCGCTCCTCTTGGATCACATCAACTCCGTTGCTACTGCTTTCAAGGATGTGGTGGACGGCAGTGCCGAACAGGGGCCAGACCATATCAACAACATCGGTCTCCATCTGATCAGCATGAAGCCGCTTCAAGATGCGGATGCGAGGGCTGTCTATTAGTCCAGTCACACTGATGTCTGCAACGCCTGCCGAATACTTATCGTCTTCAGCAAATGCCACAAAAGAATCTGGAAGACCGTGGTGATTTGTGAGTTTCATGATTTCCCCTTTCGTGGTAAGTTCTAACATAAGAGACAAGATGGAGTCAAGGTTGAGATTCGATATCACTTTTCAGATACTTGGCGAGCCTGCATCAAAGGCAAACAGCCGAAAGATTGTTAAGTTCGGCAACCGTATGGCATCGATCAAGTCAGACAAGGCGCGGCGCTACTGGAAGAGTGCCGAAGAACAACTTCCATCTGGGTTAGTGCCGACAAAGAAAGATGTTTGTGTTGAGATAGTGATCTACTACAGCACCCGAAGACCAGATCTGGATGAAAGCCTCATTCTCGATATCATGCAAGGTTACATTTATGAGAATGACCGACAGGTCAAGCAGAAGAAAATTTACTGGCAGCTTGATCGAGACAACCCACGATCAATCATTAGAGTTTATGAGCTCGAAGAGCTCAGCTTTCCAGAGTATCTTAATATATAGTTAATGCCACCCACCTTTAGGTGGGTGGTATATAGTTATATATATACGCGCGTTTTAATACGGCGTTAGAATAAGGTCTATATCTAGTGGCTTGACTGGCACCCTCCCCCTGCGTATTCTGACGCGGTCAGAGCAGAAGGAGGGACGAATGCACCTTGATAGCATTCTTCGTTCTGAGGCGCTCAGGAAGGGGACAGGTCAGCATAAGATCATGTGTCCGTCTTGTGGCCCAGAACGCAAGAAGAAGAACGACAGAACACTTTCTCTTAACATTCAACAGGACAAGATCTTGTATCAATGCTGGCACTGTCAGCAGCAGGGTATCGTGCCTCTTGAAGAGAGAATGCCTAACATCAGACAACAGGAGCAGAAGAAGGTGGTTGCTCAAAAAATTCAGACCGATGTGCTGACACCAGACAGCATCGCATTTCTTGAGGCGCGCGGCATCTCGCGCGAGACAGCAAATCAAACAGGGCTTATGTCCTCTCGACAATACATCCGTGCGGCAGAAGCTGAGGTCGATGTGGTTGTCGTTCCGTATATCAACAAGGGCACGAAATACGCAGAGAAGATGCGGTGGTCTGGCGGCAAGGGGTTCTCTTGCAACGGCGCACCTGCCACGCTCTGGAACATCGACAACGTCAAAGCAGATCAGGACATGATCATATGCGAAGGCGAAATGGATGCTCTGTCTTTTATCGAGTGTGGATTCACAGGTGCCGTGTCGATACCTAACGGCGCTCCGCTCAAGCTTGTTGATGGCAGGATCGATCCGAAAGATGATGACAAGTTCCGTTATGTGTGGGAGGCACAAGATAAGATTAGCGCTGCCAAGCGCGTGATCATCTGCACAGATGCTGACGGGCCCGGCCAAGTCGCAGCCGAAGAACTGGCGCGCAGAGTCGGGAAGGATGCTTGCTGGAAGATCACACTGCCTGAAGGGTGTAAGGACGCAAATGATGTTCTGATCCGCGATGGTAAGGAAGGGATCCAGAAACTGGTTGAGTCGGCACAGCCGTGGCCGATCTCTGGTTTGTATGACAGCAGCCACTACTTCGATCAGGTCGATCAGATCTACAATGAGGGACTGGATGCGGGCGAAAGCACAGGCTATCCATCCGTTGATCAGATTTACACAGTCGCTACAGGCATGCTGACAGTTGTGACTGGGCACCCATCGATGGGTAAGTCTGAGTTCGTGGATCAGTTGATGGTCAATCTTGCTAAGGGCCGTGACTGGAAGTTTGCGATCTGTTCATTTGAAAATGAGCCGCGCCTTCACATCACAAAGCTAATCTCAAAGTATCTTGAGAAGAACTTCAGTGGGCCGAACACAACCATCACGCCAGATGAACTTGCAGATGCAAAGGATTTTATCCAGAAGCATTTTTCTTTTGTTCATCAATCAGATGGCGATCTCTCAACAGTGGAAAGTATTATTGAGAGATTGAAGGTTGCCGTGAAGCGGCATGGTGTTCGTGGTGCCGTGATCGATCCGTATAACTATATCGTTAAGGAAGGTGACGGGTCAGAGACTGAGTGGATCAGCACGATGCTGTCCCGCATCCGTGCATTCGCACAGGCATATGATCTGCACATCTGGTTCGTGGCACACCCCACAAAGATGCAGCGCAACAGTGATGGTCGAGTGCCGCCACCTATGGGGTATGATATCTCTGGTTCGGCAGCATGGTTTGCAAAGGCCGATCACGGCCTGACAATACACCGCCCTTCACCTGACGCATTGCCCACAACAAATGTCATTTCGTGGAAGTCCCGCTTCTCGTGGCTTGGCAAGCAAGGATCTTGCAGCTTGAATTATGATAAGGATCGTTGCATTTACAAAGATGACAGCTTTGATCCCTTTGATGGACTAACAGGATATGACCCTACAGACCCCGACATTCCCTGAGTTTAAGTGGCAGGTGACTGAGGCAGGCATTGAGATTTATGACGGGGAAGATTACCTGTTCTGCATCCCTGCCCATGAGTTCCCAGTTCTTCTACTAAATATGGTGAAGATACTTAAGGAAACCACAAAGACTATTGACTGATATCATGTCAGTGTCTAAAAGGAGGATGTGGCATGGAGTATTATAGGACACCATGTGACACCTTCTGCTACTGACTTTTGAGCGAGCCGTTCCCCACCTGCGGCTCGCTCAATTATTTTACGGCGGTGAAGTAGCGGGTTTGCTCCATCATATAGAAGTCAACAAGCCGTTGCTTTTTCATGGAGTCCATTGCTTGATTCATTCGCTCAAGGCCAAGCGGCATCAGGTCTGTAATCTCTGACATCGTCATGTTTCTTAGAGATAAGAGTCCAAGCAAAGCATTCACATCTTCCATGATGCGGATCGTGCGGTCACTGCGCTGTTTTCTGTTTTCATCTTTGTGTAGGTCTGCCGCCACAGCCTCATGGTTGAACATAAACTCGCCCACAAATTCTTCGTTCATGGTCGATAGCTGTGGAAATAAAAAGCAATACTCAGCGATTGCCCTTAACTCTTCATAACTTTTTCTGCTCTTGGACATACCGATCCCGTTCTCTCTGAATCATTTCGATTTCGCTTGCGAGTCTGCTTGTGGTGCGTGACCATTCAGTGCGCAGTCTGTCTATCTCTTGTGCCGCCTCATTCAACAACGGCTGTAAGAATTTGCGCGCTTCCCGCTCCTCATCGGACATATCAGGTGAATCAAATGTCCGTAATCTTGATGGTAAACCGATCATCGATCCCTCCTTCACTGTGCCGTTACACTAACATGTCATAGATTTCATAGTAGCTGTGATAGGGTTCCTGTGCCGTCAAAGGTGACACAAGAAGGATCGTTGCAAATGTTGCGTTCATTTTATTTCCCCTTTCAGATGGCGCTGATTGCCATGCGAATGCAAAAGTAAATGCCGATAGCGGCGATTAAGAATTCCATTAGTCCCTCACTGGTGGGTAGATTGTCTCAAACCCATCGTCTTCATAGGTCGGCGGCACAGGCATGGTGTCGCCATCGCAACAATGCTGACAACCTGCATGGCAGTCAGGGCATGGTCGCGGCAGCATGGTATACTGTCCCTCGATAGGCTCTGCGTTGAACAAAAGTCCTTTGCCGTTACAGGTTGTGCAGTTCATTGCAGTCTCCTTAGAAATCCAGTTCAGCCGACATCGGCGGGATCAGTTCTTTAGTGGTCAATGCCCAGACCACAAAGCTTGCTTGTTTCTGGTCGGCACGTTGCTTGATGGTGGCACGGGATACTTCCCCGTCATCATGCAGATCACACAGTGCGTCGAACACATGGCGTGTCTCAAGGCTTTTATCATTTAAGACGCGCAGAATGTGAGTTGCCGTAGCAGGCCCATGCTCAAGCACATCAAGAATGCGATCCTCTAAGGTAGGCTCTTCGAGCGCTTCATCACTTGCTGCTTGCTCTGCCATCTGCTCATAGTCTTGAGCACTCATAACATGGATCGCGAACAGTTCTGCGGGCTGCATCACCCCAAGGTGCGGTGTCCATGTCTCATAAAGCTTGTTCGTGACAGCCATCGCAAAGACGCGGTCGCCACGATTAAGGCCTGTCTTTTCAACGATAGAGATGGGGACAAACACATCCCGATTGCCGTTCATCTCACGCAAGAATGCGGCTCCACTCTTGGTAAAATTCGTGACGTATGCCTCGACTGGTGTCGGCGCTTGGTTCGGGATCAAGTTCGTATCATACTGCATTTTGTTTTCCTTTTTGTGGTTGTGTTGCTCTAGTCTAAGAGCGGTCTTGTTCTGGGTCAATATTTCCTTAATGTGGCGGAACATATCAGACCCTTTCGAGATGCCAGACGGGACGTTGAATGTCCCACTTGGCGGTGTGGATCATGTCAAAGATGATCGCGGTTCCATCCTGTTGTGGCAGGATGAAGCTGAATTGCTTGGCGCGCGAGCGCGCAAGCTTGTTGATATCTGCAAAGGCTTTCGCCTGTGACAGGTTAATGCATTGTGTCTGTCTCTGTTTCATCGATCATTCCTCTCATGTTCATCATATGATCCAGTGCCATCGCTAAGTTTTCGATACCGCCCCGTGGTGCTATAGATGCAAGCCCCACCTCTTCTTCGGCATATGTTCCTGCGATTGTGCAGAGTAGGGCGATCACCTCGCCCTGCTCCATCTTTTGTGGCAGCATTTCGATTGCGTCTTCGATTTGTTGATGCCGCTTTGCTTCGTCATCATCTGTCATAGATGCATCCCCTTCTCTGATAGTAGCCATCGGAAAAATAGAACCACTCTTCAGCGTGGCCTGTCTCAATCATAACACAGGCAAGGTCGATAAAGTTATCATCAAGACAACGCGCCACAGTGCGGTCGTAATTATCATAGCCGATCACATAACAGGTCACGTTCTCGCTGCTGTTATCGACAAGACGCTGCAAGAAACGGCGAGAGTTCTCGCCGCTTCTGGTGTCACGCTCTGGTGCATCAACACCCCAGAGCCTTATGCGGTGTTCATATCCCGCAGTGTCATGTGCAATGAAGGTGTCGCCATCGATCACAAACGACACCATCAGTGCAAGGATGCCGTCAATCATGATAGTTGCCCATCAATTCGCTCAATGACATCATACATTGCATCGAGGGCTACCCACCCGCCGCTTTTGATCCCGTCATGGATCACAGTGAATGTCACCTGTTCGCCGTTGTGCATCCCTTCTTGGGATGTGATTGAAAACGGGTGGTGCTTGCTCAGATAGACAAAGATATCCTTGCAGCCCCTGCCATCGGGGGCACTCAGCCACAGCTTAATCATAGCGGCAACTCCTGTAGGTGGGCGAGATCGTCACCCAGTTTTTCTCTAAGATTTTGCATGAAGGTCAGCGTGTTTTCTTCGTAGCGTTCATGCAAGTTTAGGCTGCTTCCGATATCTTGATTTGAGAGATGTTCTTCCATCGCCCAGTCAAGCACAGTCTTACGAATTAGTTTCATCAGTTCATCTTCACTCATTGTCTTGTTCCTTATGCTAGTTTCTGTCGGATGATGTATGTGCCATCCAGTTCTTTAGTCTCAGCCGCCATCGATACGACAGCACCTGTGTCGAGCAGCAATTCAATGCCCTCTAAATTCCGCATGAAGACTTCAAAATCACCTGTCGCAAAGGCTGACATTGCCATCTCTTTGCTCTTGGTTGTGATCTCGTGAGGCTTCACGTTCTCCTCTTTCAAGAGAACATCTGTCACCTCAACCTCATGCCACAGCTTGGGGGACAGGCCCATCGCTTCCATCGATGCAAGGGCGGCTGTCTCCGCCCCTGCGTTGTTCATGGCGTGAACGTCGACTGTGTGCCATGCCCCGACTGTCACTTTATATTTGTTCATTTCAAAACTCCCCGAAGCTAAACCCTGACGCAATTTCTTCGCCGTTCTGGGTGATTGTTCCTCGCCCCATGTCGATCACATAGTGGCCGTTGTCTAAGAAATCGGGATCAATATCTGTGGGCGCGATGACCCCAAGAGACAAGCCCCCTGCGATCTCATTGTGATATGTGCCGATCAGGCGGGCGAGTGCATAGCATGCATCTGTCTTGCGCAT